TGTCTCGCGCGTCTTGGCGTCACCCGTCGAATCCCACGCCCTAACGACGTCCTCAGCCCGCACATCGTTGTTCGGGTTCTCAATCAACTGGTCCAGCGCCTCTTGCCGTCCGGCGTTCAATGCCTTGAGCGTTTCAGTGCGGGCGATGGTTTCGCCGCGTTGCCGCAATAACTTGTTCGAATACTGCTGCGCCATGCGGTCAATGGCCGTCTGGGGCAGGGTTGTTCCATCCCGAATGGCGCGGAAAATGGCGGCGTCGGATTGTTTGTTGCGCGCAGTAAATGTGCTTTTCAGCGTGCCGTCTCGACCAATCCAGAAATCTTTGATCGCGCGCTGCTTTCCTGTGAGCGGGTCCGTTACGATCCGGCGAACCCCAACGCCGTTTGTAGACGATAGCGCGGTCCGCATATTCTGCACATAGCCAGCCTGTGTGCTGTGCAGCCCCACCAGCCCGCCTTGCCGCGTGCCGTTGACCACACGCCCGCCGATGTCCAGCGCGGTGCGCAGCGGCCCTGCGCCAGCCTCCAGCCCGGCTCTGACGGTCTGGGCAATCATCACGCGCGTGTCGTCCACCACCTCAGTCACCAGCCGCGCGCCCAAGTCCCGCACGATACGCTCAGCCCGCTCATTCCGGCCCCCGAATGACTGCACAATACGGCTGGCAATCGGGGCGCGGCGTGTGGCCTGCTGGAACGATGCCATCTGATAATTGCCGCCCGCGTTCATGGCCGCAGTGATTGCCGTATCGGTGCGGAACAGATCGGCGGCGTCAAAACGCAATGCGCGGAACGCGGCGTCAACATCACCGCGCGCAATGGCGGCTTCAAGCGCTTTCATGTCAACACCGGCCTGCGCCTGACGCATTGCCGCGACAAACTCCGACTGGACGCCGGGCCAGGTGTCATCCAGCAGCTTTAAGAATGCTCGGCGTGTGTCGCGGGTTGCCATCAGTAATTCACCGATTCCATGCACAATGCCAAAGCCTCGTCCGGGCTGAAGCCCTGCGCGATACTGGCATTGTAATGCAGGCGGCGCATCTTTGCCAGCAATTCCGCCTTGCGGGACTCAAGCGGCATGGCTGAATGTGCAGCGGCAAACAGCGCCTCGGTCTTTGCCGCTTCGATCATGCGCTTGGCGATGTCGGTCATTTTGCTACCACCCATCCAAATACGCCCGGCTCCCACACATTGGCGTCCGACCCTGTATTTTCCCACGTCTGCCCTTTGTGAGTGACGCGCGCACCTCTGGTGTACGGGTTTGCACCGGTCGGCTGCACCCATGGCGCTACGGCGGCCACGACAGGCTTACCCGTCTTTGGGTCAATCTCTTGCCACTGTGCGCTTGGCGGCTTCCATACATTGGCGTTGACCAGCGTGGCGTAGGTCTTGCCAGATACAGTGACCCGATCAGCCTCTCCAGTGAACGGGTTTTTCAGGTTGTAGCTGTCGAACTGGTCAAGCGGTTGCTTGTGTTCCTCCGTAGCGTTGGGATCACGAACGCGGCGGATCAGGGCGGGGTAGGCTTCCGGGGCAGCCCCAAACGTGGTGCGGTTGAAGCCTTGGATCACTGACCAGAGTTGACCATCCGAATCCGTGAACAAATCCCCCACCTTGACTGAGCCACTGGTCGGTAACTCTTCGGCACGCTCGCCCCATTTGGCCCCCTGCGCCTTGACCAGCGTATCGAAGCGGGTTGTTGGGTTGCCGTCGCTGATTTCCACGACAACGCCAGTGATAGCTTTCACCGCAGTTTCAAACGCTTTATCGGGCCAAGCGTGAAGGCCAGCATGGCTTGCGCCGGGACCAGTGTATGCTGCCACGCTGAAATTGCCGGGGCCAAAACCAGCAGCCTGAAGCGTCTTGTTCGCGGCATCCAGAAGGCCGACCGGGATTATTGCGCACATACTCATGGCACTAGCGCCGAAAGATGTGTGGCGAGATTGGCGCGCTCAGTTGAGGTTAATTCCCGGTCGATGGCTAGTGTGGCGAAGGTGTCACCGGGCGTGTAAAACGCGGCACTATCAAATTTACCAATCATGGGATCGCGCCAGAAAGTCGGATCGACATTAAAATCAACAATAATAGACTTGGCAGATTGAGCACTTGTGTAAAGATTGCCCCGCGTCGTCCCGGTGAACAAAACGTTGTCATAATAAGTCGAGTTTAGTGTCACGCCGTCCCCACTAATGGCCGAATTTCCGCTACCACTTTGACCAATCCCTACCCATGGTCGGCTTTCATTTAGGTTGCTCAACATAATGAAGTTCCGCGCCAAAGGCTTAAAAGCCATTGCAACCGTCATGCGTTTGCTAGATAGGAACAGGTCCGTTTGTAGAACGTCGTCCACAGCGTCGGACTCGTAGTAATATGATCCATTCGCCGCCTGCCGCAGAACCATCCGTCGTGACGCCGTTCCTTGAAAGCCGTGGTTCCCTTTACCACTCAGATCGGTCACACCGCCGATTGAATCGCCAACGGCTGCCGATGTTGTTCGCGCCACGTCGGTGAATGTCGTTGCAAGCGATGGCTCCCAATACCATCCGTCATCACCGGCCCCAAATAGAGACGCAGGATTAAAGCCTGCCGGAGCAGGGGGTTTTCCTGAAAGGAGGATCGCGCCAAACATTAGCTGAACGCCAGTTGCGCGGTGCATAGAATGCGCGTTGTGGAAATTGCCAGCCCGACAACCATATCAACACTGTTAGCGGCTGTAGACAGTGTTGGCGCGGTGCCGCCGGGGAAGTCAAACGCTGTTCCATAAGCCAGTGTGCGCGAGCCAGTACCGTCTTGCGTTACAACCCATGTGTATGTGCGGCCTGCGACGACATTCGTTGGATTGTCCAGCGTCCGGTTTCCGGCAAGCGTTACTGTGAAATTATTAGACAGCGCCGCATTTGTGGCGATATTTGCAGCATCCGTCAGACCAACTGGCGTTGTGCCTTGTGCTGCGGTGAAGTTCTGAGCGGTTGCAAGCCCCGCCTTTGCGGTCAGATCAGCCACAAGGCCTGTCACCGTGGACTGTGCTTGTGTGCCTGTATGGTTCGCCCGTGCAAGCAAAGTAGCGTCTGCACTGTTGGCCGTGGCCCCCGTGGCAACCCCGTCTAGTTTGGTCTTGTCTGCACCAGTCATAAAGCCTGCCGCGCCCGCCGCAACCGCGTTGGCGTGAAGTGTGCCACCAGCCCGCGCACCGTGGGCCGTGTCATTAAATCGAGCGGCTGGCAAAGTGCCGACGGTAATGTCTGTTGCGCTGCCGCTGGTAGCTACAGCCGCAAGCCCTGTGATCGTACCTGCCGCCTGCGTCCCTGTGTGGGTTGCCCGGTCCCTCAATGCTGCGTCAGAGGCGTTGGCAGTCGCGCCGTCAGCCACGTTTAACAGTGTTCGCTGTGCCGCAGCCGTGGCTGCTGTCAGGAATGCCCTGCCTGCCGTCGTGCTGTCGCTGATCGCCGTTGATGCAATGCTATCACCAACGTAGAGGATATCCCCATCCGTCACGGCGGTGTCGAATTGCGCCTTAGTCCCAGTGATTCCCACAATGGACGTTTGATCGCCGGTGTTCGTGCCGCTGATCGCGTCCAGCTTGGTCTTGTCTGCCGCTGACATGCTGCCGGGGACGGATCCCGTTGCGGGTATGATGGAAATCGCAGGCGTATCGCCGCCGGAGGACGCAATAGGCGCTGTGCCGGTGACTGACGTGATACTGCCGCCGCCTGGTGGTGCTGCAAACGTCCCATCGCCCCGCAGAAATGTCGTCGTGTTGTTTGGCGGTGTCGGCACCGCCCCGCCCACCGTTGCAGTCATTGCAGGCAGGTCTGAGTTTAACGCGATGCTCGGAACGCCCGTGCTCGTTGTGTTCTTTAGCAGCCCGGTTGCAAGCCCTGCCAGAGACGTTCCATTGATGCCGGTGACAGTCAAAGCGGTGCCACCGGTCGCGTCGCCTGTGTGGGTGGCGTTGGTTACTTTTGCAGTGTTGGCAATTATCGCGTTCGCTTGCCCTGTCGTGAACGCCGCCGTGGTGTTTAAAAGCACTGTCGCCAGAGGCTGCGCATCCGTTATACCGTATCCGGCAAGCGTTGTGGCAGGCTGTGCGGCACTGTCTGCGAGCAAACCCTGCGCCGCCGTTGCATAGTCAGTTGCAGCCGTTGCCGCCGCCGTGCCAAGATCACCCGGCTGCGTGGCACTGGCGGCAAGCGCGCCTTGTGCAGCCGTTGCGTAGTCAGTTGCAGCCGTTGCCGCCGCCGTGCCAAGGTCGCCAGGCTGTGTGGCACTGTTCGCCTTGGTGAGCGCGGCATCGATCTGGGCGCCCGTAAATGCAGAATCATAATTGGCCATCTATGCCCTCGCCCTGAATGTATCGCCGTCCGAAGTGATGAGCGCGTCGGACCCTTGCGGTATGAATAGTGCAAACAGGGAAGCGGACGACCCTGGACCCATCACCTTTACCATCCACGATATCACAAAACCCGCAGAGTCCATAGGGATGACTTCCTGCACGGGCCAATTCACGCCGTCAATTGTCAGCACGTCCGATGTGCTAGGGGCAATCGTCACGCCATAGTTGACCAGCGAATAGACCAACTCACCCGCACCCAATGCCAGCCCTGTCCGCTGCGTGTAGGCTTTTGCTGACGGCTTGGCCGTAAACGTGTGGGCCACTGGCGCGCCGGGCACCGGTGCCCATTCAGGCCCCGTGGGCGTGCCGGGACGGCTGATCGTGATGGGCACCGCCCCAAGCCCGTCGCCCGCGTCACGGCCCGCCTCAGCGTAGGCCAGTGCGACTTCTGCGGCTATTGCGGCCCCGCTCATACCAGCCTCGGGCCGGTTGAGTATCCATAAAGCCCGCCGCCAATGCACTGGCGCAACATGGTTTCAATTTTGGTGGATCTTGGAACAGACGCACCGCCATTGCTGGCATCGCCGGTCACGGTCCATTGAATGTCGCCGACCTTGGTCAGAACCTTCTGTTCGGCTGGCGTGAAGGTTTTGCTCCAGATTCCCGGCGTTGCCACCTCGGCAATGGCCGCCTCGTATGTGGCTTCCTCAACATTGTCGCTGGCAACGGTGCAGGTCGATCCGGTTAGATAGGTAAATTGGATGTAATCGGATGCGCGAACAAGCGCCTGCAGCGTCGCGGCGTTGTCAGCGATTACCGTACCGCGCGCGCCCGCGTATGTGATGAATGCTGTAGTGGTGCCGATCATGTGACGCTCCAATGAATGGACGGGCCATGACAGCCCGCCCGATGGTTATTTTTTGCCAGTTGGCATGACGGGCTGTGCAACCGGCACAAGCAACCCGCTGCCAATCCATCCGGCGACGCCCTCAGTCCTCGCCAGATCGGCAGAGATAGGAACGTCGCCGCCGAGTTTGACCTCAGTGCCGTCCGGCATGACCAGCGTGCCAGGGTATGTGCTGGTATGCTTTGTCATAGTTACAAACCAGTCCCATATCTCACAGCCGCTGGTGTGCGGATGCTGACCGGCGCGAACCGGAATGCTCCGTAGGTCCGCACTTCAAGCCCCACAGCCTGGGGTGCGAGGAACATCAGCGGCATCGGCATGTGCAATTTCACCACGCTCGGATCATTGCGATAAGCCACCATCTTGCTAGTCAGATTGAAGTCAGAAAAGATGTTCAACGGCTGACCAGTCTGGGCAGTGTATACATTGGCGCGCCGGATGAAGTCCAGAACGGTCGTGTCGCTTTCCGCAGCGAGCTGGCGCGTGGCCAGATCACCGAATTGAGCGATTGGCAGCACGATAGTATCCGCAATCTGCGTTCCAAGACTTGCCGAATTGATGCCGGTCAGCAGGCCGTTAATGAACGCGAGGATCGCCTGTGGCGTGGACAGTGCGAACGTCGCCGCAGACGCAGCCGATGTGATGCCTGTGGTGTTGAAGAGACCTTCAATCCCCATATCAGCATTGCCGATCAGCGCCGTGCTGTTGACCAGCTGCTCATACGCCATCCGCGCCGCATTTGCCGACTCAGTGGGCAGGTTCATGCCCAGTTGTGCCGCCGCGCCAATTTCCTCAATCGAATAGGAATACATGACGCCCGCCATATTGACGGTCTGCTCAAACTTGCCAGTCGTTACATCAACGCGCGGGATGTCGTCCCCTTTGCCGTTGATGAATTTTGCGCGCCCGACCGAATCCTGCGTGAAGAACGTAACGGATGCTGCGAATTGATTTGCCGACGTGTCCACCTGCATCAAGCGCGGGTAGAGGATTGTCGGATAGGGTTTGCGCATCACCTCGGCTTCGATGTGGCTGCGCTGCGAAATGACGAAACCCAAAGCTGCGGGCGCGTCCATGATCTGCATATTCATTGTATTTGCTCCTTACGGCAGATAGACGCGGACAAGATCGCCATCAGCGCCTGCCGTTTCAAATTTTGCACCGGCAATCGCCACAATGCCTGAGGCAACAGCCCGTGCGCCAATGACGCCGGTAGCGACAGTGAATGTCACGGGACCGGCGATTGTCACGGTGCCGTCAGCAACGACCCAGACCGTGCCCTTGCGCAAGACGCCCGCCATTTCACCGACGATGTATTCGTCATCGACCCGGCTCTTGTCGGCGATTGCGATGCCTTCAAAGCCGACACCGCCGAGGCGGCATGTGCCTGGGTTCGTGCCATCCCGTCCAACCGCGCGCCCAAACGGGACCACGGCGGTTGTGACGCGCTTGGATGCAACGTCTTTGACTTGCTGGCCCTCGGCAATCATGCCTGCGTAGCCAAGGGGCATTGCAGCAACAGCGGCCCCGAATGCGTCTTGAATGGGCATAGCTTACGCTCCTTTGCCAACGGGTTGCAGATAGGCCGTGCCGAGAGCCTTGACATATTCAGCACGCGCGTCGGTCGCAACCGTCACGCCGGTCTTCAGTGCATCGGCCACCGGATCACCCTTGGCAGCATCCTCTGACAGAATGTCAAAGCGCGCATCCACATAGGCGTCGGATTTGCCAGCAGTTGCAGCATCGCCCAGAACCGCCACGACAGCGGCCTTGCGAATGGCAGCGTCAGACAGGCCAGTCGTTGCCACGTCCTTGGCGATTGCCTTGGCCTTGCCGATCAGATCAGCGCGGGCCGCGACTTTGGCGTCAAGATCCGCGTCGGATAATGTGACCTTAGCCATTTCTGCAATCTTGGCGTCCTTGGCCGCCAGTTCGCCGTCCTTCTTGTCCATTTCTTCTGCCGCCTTCTTTTCAGCGGCTGTCATGTCCTTCATGAGCTTTTCAAGCGCCTGCGCGCCTGCGTCGGTCGTGACGACGGAAAGGCCGTCGATCAGGACTGTCCGCGTTTGGATGGCGTCTGCCATGATAGCGTCCTTTTCGTCTGTAATGGGGGATGCGCCCCACCGCGCTACAGTGATTGGTTGACTGTCACCGATTCTTGCCAGTGGGCCAGCGCGTCCGGCTGCCACAATAGCGATGTGGTTTCCCACAATGTTTGTCTGCCGCGCCTGATACGCGGTCCCATCCGGCGCGATCCCGTCGCCCCATACCAATTCCGAGGTGTAACCGACCGACAATTCGCGCTTGCCGTCCCGCACCTTGCGGATCGTGGCGGCGTCGGTCAGTTTGATGCCGATACGTAGATACTCGCCGTCTCGCAGCACTTCCTCATTTGTGGTGCCGACCGAAACCATGCGGGCTGTGTCAGCCGTGACCAGATCGGCGGGATGGTCGTCAGTCACTGGCAGCAAGCCAAAGGTTTGCAAGCTGGCCTTGCGGAACACTTCCGATTCATCCCGGTAAACTGTCACAGTGTCCAAGTCGGGCCGGTCCAGTTCCACACCACGATAGTCCTGCGTGCCAATGCGGGCCGTGCGGACATTGGCGATGAGGTATCCATCATCGGTAATTCTGGTGCCTGTAAGCGTGGCGGCGTCTGTCATTTTCATTCGTCTGACTCCACCACGTTAAAAAACTCTTTCACTTTGCCTTCCAACCCCGGAAACGCCCCGCTTTCGGTCAACGTGTTCACGATTGTATCTGCAAGCGCCTCTTGTGGCAAGATGTCCATATCATAGAGCACTTTCACGCTATCAACAAGAACTTTACCCATATCGGCCCGGTCTTTGGCCGTTGGCTGGAATAGCGGACGCCACGTCCAGTGCAATTCGGGCGGGCGATTACCCAGCGCCGAACGGATCAGGCATTCGTTCAAAATTTCCATTGCCGGATCCAGATCGAGCGTCTGCATTACCCTCACGCGGTCGAAATAAACCTTTTCATCGCCAGCGCCGGTGGCGTTCATGCCTGCCGCCGCAATGCCGAAAAGCCGCGTCATAGGGACGCCCGCTGCCGCCGATACCATCTGCATGAAGCGGTCGATGATGTCTGGCAACGTGGCAAAGCTGGCGGTTTTCTGGTCGTATGTGTCCTCTGCGTCCATCAGCAGAGCGCCGTTGATGCCTTTGCCGCGTGCGGTCAGGCTGGTCCGGTTTGTGACCATCGTTTCGTACGAGTCGCCCCCGTATTGCAGTCCATCGGTAAAACCTTTGATGCCGATCACGTCCACCTTCGCCTCGAACACGAGCGACGCGACGTTGGCAATGGTGGCGTCCAGGTTCCGCACGGCGCTGATTGTGGCGTTCAACGTGCTGTCACCCCATCCGGGATGTGTGGAGTATCTATCGTCTGGCACTTCTTCGCCTGTCGCAATGACGAGTCGGCTCGGGTGGATTTCCACCGATGCGCCGGTGGCAGGGTTCATCCGATACATGACAGGTTTGCCAAACCCAGGCAGGCGCGGGTCGCGCTGGATTTCACCGGCCGTAATTTCCGACCTGTTCAAAACCGCAAGATATTGCAGCCCGCCCTTGCCGATCCGGGCC